TTTACCCGTACATTGACCACAAAAAGCGTAGACTACGCAAGACTGGTTGGGTACAAACTAAGTTCTATACACCTATTGACTACTCAGAAGAATGGGCAAAAAGATGACCATGGTTGGCTTGTGCAACAAGACCAAGCGTTCCCTCAGGGAGAGAGGCTTACGCTATGCGAGTGTGCTTGGTGGCAACAATTTGTTGGTGTTAAAATCATCAGGCGATTACCACTACCTACTTATTCAGTTTGACCACTTGCCTGAGCATTGGATGACTGACCGCAAGTACTTTAACATTAAGATAGCATACGCTATTAATCACGAGCAAATTTTAAACGCAGTAGACAGATATTTAAAATGACACAAGAACAATTCAACGAGGCGTACGATACGCTATACAACCATGCGATGTCCATAAGAGAGGCAAAGCAACCTGAGTACACATTAGAGAACATAGACGTTCTCAACAATTTTAAGGAGTCGGCAAAGCGTGCCGGTGTCACTCCTTTGCAAGTATGGTCAATCTTTTTTGATAAGCAATTGAGCTCTATTCAGGCACACATAAAGAATCCTGATCTAAAACAGGCTGAACCTTTGGAGTCACGATTTGCAGATTTATATAATTATTTACTGCTAGGCTATTGTTTATTTACTGAAAAAAATTAAATTTGTGCATCACTTTTTAATCTAATACAATGGAAAAAACGAAATCAGTATTCGAGGTATTGTCCTCGATCAATCTCTCGTCTAAAGTAGAAAAGAGAGGAAATCTATCCTACATCAGCTGGGCAACAGCATGGGGTGCTGTTAAAGAAATATTCCCCGACATGACACGTACTGTGTATGAGTCAGAGACTGGCATGAATTACCATACTGATGGTTCTACATGTTGGGTGAAAGTTGGTGTTACCATCAATGGTTTGGAGTGTATTGACTACCTGCCGGTGATGAACCACATGAACAAGTCAATTCCTTTGGCAAGTATTACTTCTTTTGATGTAAACAAGACAATTCAGAGGTCAATGGTTAAGGCGTTGGCTTTACATGGCTTGGCTCTTAACATTTACGCTAAAGAAGATTTCCCTGAGGCTACTGATGGCACGCCTGCTAAGGTGGCACCTAAGCCTGCATCTAAAGTTGCATTGGCAGTAGGCGATGAGAACTGGGGTAAAGTAGTCAACTATGTTGTCGATAACATTGGACTCAAGTCTGAGGATGTATTCAAGAACTTATCCAAGAAGTATGAGTTATCAGATGAGGTCAAGTCAGCAATCAATAAACTTAAGAAATAATGGGAATTATTGAAACATTAAAGGACGACAAAGAGTATTACTCAGGTGTCGGCAAGCAGTACCTTTCTAACTCAGACATCGGTGCTCTATTGTATAACCCTACGCAGTTTGGCAAGGATAAAGAGAAGACCCCTGCTATGCTTGCAGGGTCTTACTTTCACACATCTATTCTTGAGCCACACAAGTTAGAAAACTTTGTGAAGGTGGATGCCTCCACACGTACAACCAACATCTACAAAGAAGCACTGGTTGCACATAACACGGACATGTTATTGCTTCAGAAAGAAGCAGATGAATGCGACCGAATGGTGAAGGCATTGATGGGTAACCTAACATTCTACGACATGATACGTGACTCGACCAATGTGTACGAGTTACCTGCCATCGGCGAGATTGGTGGTGTGAAGTGGAAGGGTAAGTCTGACATTGTCGGTGAAGATATCCTTATCGACTTAAAGACCACATCTAACATTGATGACTTCAAGTTCTCTGCACGCAAGTATAACTACGACTCTCAGGCTTACATCTACAACCAGTTATTCGGTAAACCTATGGTGTTCATAGCAGTAGAGAAAGATAGTCTGCGTACGGGCTTATTTGAATGCTCAGATGAATTCTTAGATCGTGGTAGAGAGAAGGTCTACAAGGCTATCGAGGTCTACCAAAAGTTCTTCGGGCCAAATGCGACCGATGACATTACTCAGTATTTTAAATTTGAAACTTTATAAACAAAAACAATTATGGCACAATTAATTTCAGCATCTATTGATGTAACAAAAATCTCTAAGGACAAATTAATCAAAGGAGATAAAGGTACTTATCTTAACATTACTATCGCTATCAATGATGAGGTAGACCAGTACGGAAACCAAGCAGGTATCTACGAGTCTCAGTCTAAAGAAGAGCGTGAGTCCAAGGCTAAGAAAAACTACCTAGGAAATGGCAAGATTGCTTGGTCATCAGAAGGTGGGTCAACTGCTAAGTCTGCACAAGCTCCGGCTCCTACACCAATTGTCGAAGAGGATAATCTTCCATTCTAATCTTGTGTACAAATGAACAAAATATGTAGGGATTACGTAAATATATATTTTGCTTTTATAGTAAATTATTTTTTTTCTTTTTTCTTATATATTTTGTTCACTTTGTACATAATTAAAGAGTATAAAATATAACTTATTATATATCAGTAAGTTATAAATGTAAACTTTAAAAAAAAGTGTACACTTTTCAGTGTACAAATGTAAACTTTAATCTAAAACGACATGAAAAGATTTCAAAAAGGAGACAGAGTCTTCGATATTAGGTACGGGTGGGGGACAGTTACTATGTTTGATGGCGACCACGATGTTGCTATAAAGTTTGATTCAGAAACTAATGTACGTTATTTTGATGGAAGAGGACTTGAAACTATATCATTTACCGAATACACCTTAGATGGTTATACAGCTGAAAAACCTAAACCATCTTGGGGAAATATTTGGGAGGAATATTTTAGGTCTCCATACGGATCTGTTATGGAATTCTTTAACGATAACTTCGAACCACCAGTACGCAAATGCAAGTAACTATTTTTTCAAATATCAAGGAGACATCTGTTCCTTTCTATCGGGATGTCCTTGCTATACTGGCGAGGGTGAAAGAAGGGAAATCTAAGGACTTAGTCCGTAAGATTAGATTAGAGAAAGACAAGGAGACACGCAACAAACTCAAGCAAGAGTTACCTGCGGTATGCTTCTCTGGAAAGTTCTCTAAGCGTGAGGACTCAGCATTGATAGAGCATAGTGGTCTGATATGTTTAGACTTCGATGACTTCCCATCCAATGATGAGATCCTAGCAAAGAAAGATGAATTAGCAAATGACCCTTATACGTTCGCAGTATTCATATCGCCATCAGGCAACGGCTTAAAGGTATTGGTTAAGATACCTGCTGATGCCACAAGGCACAAGTCTTTCTTTAATGCATTAGAGTCTTACTATAACTGCGAGCAGTTTGATAAGACATCTAAGAACGTGTCACGTGTATGCTACGAGTCGTATGACCCGACCATCTTTGTCAATGTTAATTCATTAGAATGGAATAAGATTGATGATGCGGAGATTGAGCACGTGACTAAAGATATGAGACCAACCATACCTATTGATGATGAGAACGAAATCATTAATCGATTGGCTAAGTGGTGGGACAATAAGTTTGGGTTCGTATCAGGTGCACGCAACAATAACTTGTTCGTGCTTGCTATGGCGTTCAATGAGTATGGCGTATCTAAGTCTGAGGCGATGTATCGCTTGATGGCATTCGCATCAGAAGACTTTACGACCAAGGAGATACAAGGTATCATTGACTCAGCGTATCGCCACACAGACAAGTATGCGACCAAGTACTTCGAGGACACATCACGTGTTGACTTTGCAAAGAATCAACTAAGTCGTGGCGTGCCAAAAAAGGACATCCGTTCTCAACTGAAAGCCTCCGGGGTGGAGGACGGAACGATTGATTCAGTACTCACTAGAATCGAGGAGGAGCAAAGTAAGAATACATTTTGGACTAAGAATGATAAAGGTGTCGTGTCATTGGTGCACTACGAACTAAAGACATTCTTGGAGAATAATGGGTATCGCAAGTACGTGCCTGAGGGTAACAAGGGTTTCATTTTTGTACGTATCAATCAGAATCTAATTGAGATGTGTACCGAGGATGACATCAAGGACTTCGTGTTAAACCACATCCTTAATAACTTCCAAGACCTGAGCGTGTACAATTACTTTGCTGATAAGACTCGCTTCTTTAGAGAGGACTTCTTGTCTATGCTTGACTCGGTTAACATCTACTTTGTGGAGGACACAAAGGATGAGGCGTACCTATACTTTAAGAATGGGGTTGTCAAGGTGACTAAGGATCAAACAGTGCTATTAAACTATGAAGACCTTGGTGGCTACGTGTGGTCAGACCAAGTTATTCAGCGTGACTTTGTCTTCTGTCCCGCAGATGAGTGTGATTACAAAACATTCATTCGCAACATCGGTGGAAATGATGACCAACGTGTGGCATCCATCGAGTCAACCATCGGGTTCATCCTGCACGCATTTAAGAATGGTGGCTACTGCCCTGCAGTAATCATCAATGATGAGGTGATATCAGAGAACCCTGAGGGTGGTACTGGTAAGGGTCTATTCATGAACGGCATCAGTCGCATGAAGAAAGCTGTGACTATTGATGGTAAGTCATTCTCGTTCGACAAGTCTTTTGCCTACCAGTTAGTAAGCACAGACACGCAGGTGTTGGTGTTCGATGATGTCAAGAAGAACTTTGACTTCGAGCGTTTATTCTCGGTTGTCACTGAGGGTATTACGGTGGAGCGTAAGAACAAGGATGCAATAAAGATTCCATTCCATAAGTCACCTAAGGTGGTCATAACAACCAACTATGCTATCCAAGGTAAGGGTAATTCATTTGAAAGACGCAAGTGGGAGATGGAGTTTAAGCAATTCTATTCCAAAGACTTCACGCCTCAGGATGAGTTTGGTCGGTTATTGTTCAATGATTGGAACCAAGATGATTGGTGTGCGTTCGACAACTACATGATCAAAGTGCTTCAAGGATACCTAAAGACTGGTCTAGTTAAGTGTAACTTTGTTAATCTTAAAGAGCGTAAGTTCAGAGCAGAAACAAATGCTGAGTTTGCTGAATGGGCACATGAGTTTGGTCCTACATTCATACCGGTTAATCAGCGATTCAGACCTGATGATGTGTTCGATAAGTTTATAGCGGATAACAACGGCATGTTCCGTATGTTATCTAAGCAACGATTCAACTCGTGGCTACGTACCTACTGCCTACATATTACTAATCATAACCCGGTAGAGGGTCGTGATGGTGCAGGCAAGTGGATGGTGTTCCCATTGAAAGAAGATAACAAACAATTAGAATTGATATGACAACAGTTAACTCTTTAAGTGGAGGCAAAACATCATCTTATATGGCGGTTCATTTCCCAGCTGATGTTGATTTATTTTCTTTGGTAAGAACGACCGATGAGTCGTGTAAGTTTAAAGATGATGCAATTAGAAAGATTGTAGAAGATAAACTTCAGACTGAGTTTATTGGGACTCTTGAAGAAGATGCAATTATCTATACTATGTTGGATCTTGAGCAATACTTGGGCAGAAAGATAACTTGGATAACCGGGCCAACATTTGACTCAATTGTGAACAAGAACAGAAAAGACAACGGAGAATACTATAAGTATTTGCCCAACGTAATGCAAAGATTCTGCACAGTTCATATGAAAGTCAACCCAATCTTTGAGTGGTGCAGAGCCAACACTGAACTACCAGTGGAGATGCGTATTGGGTTCAGGGCTAATGAGACTAGACGTGCTAACAATATGATGAAGCGATGCGTTGATGGCATTGAGAACTTTCGAGTAATCAAGTCAACCAACGAACGTGGTAGACATAAGTGGCACTCTATTCCATATCGTACACCTAGATTCCCTTTGATAGAGCAGAACATATTGCGAGAGCAGGTGCATGAATATTGGAAGGATAAGCCTGTAAGGTTTGCCTACATGAACAATTGTGTTGGATGTTTCCATCGTAATCCTGCTTTACTTAAGTTAATGTCGGAACTTCAGCCCAATAAGTTTGATTGGTTTGCTAACCAAGAGACTGACTCGGCTAGATTTATCAAGGGTACATCGTATAATAAAATCAAAGAATCATTTAAACAAGTGGAATTATTTGAGTCAGACTTTAACGAGTGCGACTCAGGATTCTGCGGACTATAACTATGCCGGATATAACAATGTGCTGGGGAGACAATTGCCCCATTAAAGAAACGTGTTATCGTTATACTGCCAACCCAAGCAAGTGGAGGCAGTCGTATTTCGCAGAGACTCCTATTAAAGAGGATAATACCTGCGACCATTTTATGGAGATATGGGATAAGTCCAAGGAGCTAATGAGAATATCAGGTTCAAAGGTTTATATTGATGGAGAGTTAGTTCCCGAAGATATGATAGCTATTATTTATAATCAATTAAAAGATATGAAAGATGGAAATTAAACAAACGGCAGTTAATTTTTTGATTGAGAAATTGGATAATAATCTAGACATTAATCATAGTTGGAGGACAAGACAGTACATTGAACAAGCCAAAGCAATGGAGAAAGAGCAGATAAAAGATGCTTACAAAGCTGGATGTGTTGATGAAATGTGGGAACTTAACAACACTGAAAACGAAGAACATTATTACAACAAAACATTCGCAAATGATACAACTAAGGGATTACCAAAAGAAGATAGTAAGCGACGGGATTGGCATTATTAAGGAGTATGGGATGTTGTATTTGTCGATGGAGGTAAGAACCGGAAAGACAATGACATCTCTAGCTATTTGCGATGCGTTAGGATCAAGAGAAGTATTGTTTATAACTAAACTTAAGGTAGTTCCCGGTATTAAGAAAGACCATAAAGATTTAGGTTGTAACTTTAACCTTACGTGTGTAAACTATGAGTCACTACACAAACTAGAGCAGTTAAAATGTGACGTTATAATTTGCGATGAAGCACACACGATGGGTGCTTTCCCTAAGCCTAGCAAAAGAGCGAAGCAGGTAAAAGACTTGGTGAAAAAGTTTAACTCAAAGGTTATATTCCTATCGGGAACGCCAACCCCTGAGAGTTACTCACAGATATACCACCAATTTTATGTGCATCCTAACAACCCATTTAAAATGTACGCCAACTTTTATAGGTGGGCTAATGACTATGTAAAGGTTAAAATTAAATACATCGGTGCAATGAAAGTCAATGACTACTCAGGTGCTTTAAAGGATAAGATTATGGATGCTATCAAGCATCTGATGATATCTTTTACACAAGAGAAAGCTGGCTTTACTACATCGGTGGAGGAGGCAGTGCTACGCATCGCCATGAAGCCAATAACATACAAGTTGGCTAACAAGTTAAAGAAGGACTCTGTTGTGCAAGGTGATGATGATGTGATCCTTGCGGACACTGGTGCTAAGATGATGAACAAACTTCATCAGATGTACTCAGGTACCATCATACTTGAATCAGGTAAGCGACTAGTGTTTGACTACACCAAGGCTGAATATATCAAGGAGCAGTTTAGACACAAGAAGATAGGTATCTTCTATAAGTTCAAGGCTGAGTGGGATGCATTAAAGTTTGTGTTCGGTGAGGACCTGACTGATGACCTTGAGGAGTTCAATACAACCAATAAGAACATTGCTCTTCAGATTGTATCAGGACGTGAGGGTATCAGCCTACGCAATGCTGACTTCTTGGTGTACTATAACATAGACTTTAGTGCAACATCATATTGGCAGAGCAAGGATAGGATGACCACCATCGACCGCAAGTTTAATAAGGTGTACTGGGTGTTTACAATTGGGGGAATCGAGGAGAAGATTTATGAAGTAGTCCAACAAAAAAAGGATTACACTCTAAATTTTTTCAAGAAAGATTTCTTAAATTCGTAGCCCCATGACAGAACAACAAATCCAATCCAAACGAATTAAGCAACTAGAGAAAGAGGGATATTATGTCTTGAAGTTAATTAAGACCAACAAGAATGGTATCCCTGACCTACTAGCCTTGCATCCAACGAAAGGGATTCTGTTTAGTGAGGTGAAGACACCCACAGGTAAAGTATCGGACTTACAAAAATTTAGACTAAATGAGCTCAGAAAACACGGATTTAGCATCGAAGTATTTCGAGGAGAGACAAATGGTGGCAGTACCCAAGAGTCTATTCAAATGGATGAGCTCGATGCGGGAGGATACTTTTGATCAAGTAGCCGACGCATTAGTTCACTTCTCCAATGAAGTAGAAGAAGATTATGAACGCAAGATTGTATTTAGCGTTGTAGATGATGAGCCTAAGTACTTTAGGTTCTTCGCTTCCGAAGGAGAGATTAGCTTCGATGACAAAGAAGAAGCAGACAAAATTATTACAGTCGAACTGCTAGAGCAGATAGACATTGACGAGTTCTTAGATGAGATATCAGAAGGGAACTTAATTATTAAAGACCAAACTATAAAACGATTTATCGCATCCTATGAGTTTATTTGAAAAAAGAATTGCATACAAACCATTTGAATACCCTGAATACTACACTGAAGGATGGCTTAAGCAAGCACAAGCATTTTGGTTACACACAGAGATTCCCATGTCATCCGATGTAAAGGACTGGAATGAGAATCTAACTGAGAACGAGAAGCATGTGGTAGGTAACATCCTATTAGGCTTTGCTCAAACAGAATGTGCGGTATCAGATTATTGGACAGGCATGGTGACTGATTGGTTTCCTAAGTATGAAATCATTCAGATGGCTATGATGTTCGGTGCCCAGGAGACTGTTCACGCAACGGCTTACTCTTACTTGAACGACACCCTTGGTCTTGATGACTACGAAGGATTCATGCATGAGCCTGCTATTGCTGGACGTATTGAGGCATTGACATCTGTACCACACCACTACAACTATAAGATTCTGTGCACCTCTGCACCAGCTCGTAGAGATGTGGCTAGATCACTAGCAATCTTCTCAGCGTTCACTGAAGGAGTAGCCTTGTACAGCTCATTCGCTGTGCTGTATTCGTTCCAATTGAACAATAAGCTAAAAGGAGTAGGACAGCAGATGAAGTGGTCTGTAAGAGACGAAGCATTGCATTCTAAGATGGGATGTCAATTGTTCCGTCACATGTGTGAAGAGTTCCCTGACCTAAAGACAGATGCTAAAGATGCTATCATCGAAGCAGCTAAGTTAACTCTTGATATGGAGATGAAATTCATCGATAAGATATTCGAGAGAGGTGACTTAGAAAATCTAAAGGCTTACGACCTTAAACACTTTATGCACAAACGCATTAATGACAAGTTAGTAGAGTTAGGTTATGAGCCTATCTTTGCTTATGACCCTGCAGCTGCTGAACAATTGGATTGGTTTTACCAATTAACAGCAGGCGTTGAGCATTCTGATTTCTTTGCAACAAGACCAACAGCGTACAGTAAAGCCAACGAAGGCGAAGACTGGAGTGACATGTTTTAACTTAAACTAAATATAACAATGGAAGAATTATCTTTTGACCAACTAATTATCAATGTACATGACTGGGCTAACGAGAAAGGTTTGATTGACCCATCATTTGTAAAGTCTCAATTCGTTAAAGTAGTTGAGGAACTAGGTGAAGCGGCCTCCGCTATCAGCAAGAACAAGCCTGATGAATTAATCGATGGCTTAGGTGACACGTTCGTTACTCTTATTATCTTAACAATGCAATGTGGATTAACACCACAAGAAGCATTGAACTCCGCATGGAATGAAATCAAAGATCGTAAAGGAAAAACAACTAACGGAGTCTTCATAAAGCAATGATCAAGCACCATCCTATCCATGAGCAAGACCTGATTGATTTAGGTTTTGAGAAAGTCTTTGTCTCTAAGCATGAGTCTGGACAAGAGTATGATTTTTATTATTATGTGTATGTAATGTCTAAGCACGTTACGTTTATAACAAACACAGATGATGAAGCGAAACTTGATAAGTGGGAGGTGTATATATTTGAGGACGATATTTATTTTGATGAGATAGAACCTCTAACAAACTTTTTAACATCATTTAGCTATGCCAAATTCCCCAATAAAGATTGAGATAGTGTTGCCTGATAAGTCAACTGCCTCAATAGATGCAAGCGGTGCAGAGAGTGCTGTACAAATGATAGAATTTTTACTTGAACTAATTAAATCTTTAGAAAATGATTAATCACGCAGAAAGCCTAGGTTGGGAAATCGACGTAGACTTCCCGGCATGGGGCAACTCACCTGAATACGTAAAGACAATCTCTGGTGGCTACTTGTTAGCAGGAGAAAAACCAATTAATGCATACGCACGTGTATCTCGTGCTGTAGCTGACAGACTTGGTAAGCCTGAGATGGCTGACAAATTCTTTCAATACATTTGGAATGGATGGTTAAACCTAGCCACACCTGTGCTATCTAACACAGGCACAGACAGAGGTCTACCTATCTCTTGCTATGGTATTGACATTGATGACTCAGTGTTTGATATTGGAACCAAGAACTTAGAGATGATGCTACTTGCCAAGCACGGTGGAGGAGTAGGCGTAGGCTTCAATCGCATTCGCCCTGCAGGATCAAAGATATCTAAGAATGGTACATCGGATGGTGTCATCCCATTCAGTAAGATATTTGACTCTACTATCCTAGCTACATCCCAAGGTAACGTACGTCGTGGAGCCGCATCAAGCAACCTAAACATTGAGCACAAAGACTTTGAGGATTGGTTGGAAATTCGTGAGCCTAAGGGTGATGTGAATCGCCAGTGCTTGAACCTACACCAATGTGCTGTGGTAGGAGATAAGTTTATGCGTAAGCTAGAAGAAGGCGATGCAGATGCACGTCGCAAGTGGGGTAAGTTATTACAGAAGCGTAAGGCTACAGGTGAGCCGTATATTATGTTCAAAGGCAACGTGAACAAGCAGAACCCTGAGGCATACAAGAAGAATAGCTTGAAGGTGTACATGACCAACATCTGCTCTGAGATTGTGTTGCACACAGATGAGAGCCACAGTTTTGTGTGTTGTCTGTCATCAGTTAACTTAGCTAAGTATGACGAGTGGAAGGACACAGACTTAATCTATGTAGCTACTTGGTTCTTAGATGGTGTGCTAGAAGAGTTCATCCAGAAAGCCAAGAACATGAAAGGATTTGAGAATGTTGTACGCTTTGCTGAGAAAGGTCGTGCTATTGGACTAGGTGTTCTAGGGTGGCACACATACTTACAACAGAAAGGTATCCCATTCGAAGGATTGCTTGCTCAGTTTGAGACACGCAAGATATTCTCTCAGATTAAGATTGAGTCTGAGCGTGCATCACGTGATATGGCATCTGAGTTTGGCGAACCATTATGGTGCGTAGACACAGGCATGCGTAACACACACTTGCGTGCCATTGCTCCAACGGTATCTAACTCTAAGTTAAGCGGTAACGTATCAGCTGGCGTTGAACCTTGGGCAGCTAATGTATTTACAGACCAATCAGCTAAAGGCACATTCATTCGCAAGAACAAAGAACTTGAGAAGGTGTTAAAGAAGATTGGCATAAACACCAAGGAGATATGGGATAAGATTCTTGCTGATGGTGGATCAATCCAAGATATTGCTGAACTTGATAATTGGTTCTATGTTAATGGTAAGTTGGTAGAGAATCCTGAAGGAGATGACCACATCCCGGTTAAAGATGTGTTCAAGACATTCAAGGAGATTAACCAACTAGAATTGATTAAGCAGGCAGGTATTCGTCAGCAGTACATTGACCAATCTGTTTCATTGAACTTGGCATTCCCATCGCAGGCTACACCCAAATGGATTAACCAAGTACACATGGAAGCATGGAGACAACGCATCAAAACATTGTATTATATGCGTACAGAGTCGGTTTTACGTGCAGATATTGCTAGTAAGGCTACTGACATTTCTTGCCTCAGCTGCGACGGCTAGCAAAAGACAAAAAATTCTTTAAAAAAGTATACAAGTAATTAGATATTTAACTAAATTTACAAAGGTTAAAGTGATAATTTTTTTTGGAGGGGAGGTGTTTATCGTTTTACACTTCCCCTTTTGTTTGCCATGAAGGATAAAGAACACGTTGAATATACTAACATTACCATTCGTTTTATTAATAAAATGACGGATGAGATATATGAAGCCCTCATGGACAAAGAGTACGAAGACCTTCAAGATTCCATTTCAATTCTAATCGAAAAATTAAATCAATTACGTGATGAAACCTTACCTAGAATACGCATTAGAACTACACCAACAAGGCGACCTTAGTAAAGCCGACATTGCTAGAAGAGTACAAGATCACTACAATATGCACGACAAAAATGTAGAGACTCTTCGAAAAAGAATTTCCGAATACATTTTAAAGTCAGAACACAAGAGCCTCAGCGATGAGTGTGATATACAAGGTGCACCTGCGGGTGAGGTATCGCACTACTGGTTGAAGACCGACAAGCACTCTATCTTTGTCAAGGTTGACAAGAAAGACCCTGTCCAGACCTATCATGACATGCGGTCGGAGATTGTGGCTGAGATGCAAAAGCACGCACCTGTTTATCCTAGATTAAGTCGCACCAATACAGCAGATGGTCACCTATTAGTGATTGATCCAGCTGACGTACACATTGGTAAGTTAGCCTCCGCTTTTGAGACTGGAGATGAGTACAATAATCAGATTGCTGTTCAGCGTGTGCGTGATGGCGTGAAAGGTATCATCCAAAAGGCATCAGGCTTTAACATCGATAAGATTCTTTTTATTGGTGGTAATGACATCCTTCACATCGACACACCTAAGCGTACCACAACAAGTGGCACACCACAGGATACAGATGACATGTGGTATAATAACTTTAGGATTGCTAAGAAGTTATACGTAGAAGTGCTTGAGATGCTAATTGGTATCGCTGACGTTCACTTTGTGTTCAATCCATCAAACCATGATTACACTAATGGTTTCTTTTTAGCTGATGCTATCGAGTCTTGGTTCCATAACAATCCAAATATAACATTCGACTGCTCTATTGCCCACAGAAAGTATACACAATACGGAAACAATCTCATCGGAACAACACATGGAGATGGGGCAAAAGCACAAGATTTACCTTTATTAATGGCTCATGAAGCAAGCAAAGAGTGGGCAGACTCCAAACACCGTTATGTTTATACTCACCACGTGCACCACAAATCTTCTAAAGATTACATGGGTGTGTGCGTCGAATCTCTCCGATCTCCCAGTGGTACCGATTCATGGCATAGCCGTAACGGGTACGCTCACGCACCTAAAGCGGTTGAAGGTTTTATTCACCATAAAGAGAATGGCCAGGTTGCGAGACTAGTTAATATATTTTAGTATTTTTGCGGAAAGATAATATTATGACAGTTCAAGAATACGTTAGTGCATTGATGGAGATTGAGAATGTATCTCACATTGCACACTTACAGACCTCCTCATTTGCAGAACACAAGGCTTTGAATGAATTATACGACGGCATCGTTGACCAGTTCGATGCCTACGTTGAGGCTTACCAAGGTAAGTATGGTATCATCAAAGGATATAAGTCTTTTAAATTAGAGGAAGGTGTTGATATGATATCTTACCTAAAAGAAAAGATGACAGCATTTGAAGGGTATCGTGGTACCTTAACTGATGGGTACTTACAACAAATGGTTGACAATACACAAGAGTTATTGAGCTCTACATTATACAAACTAAGATTTTTAAGTTAGAATTGCGTATAAGGTGATTAATTAAAAAGGGGACTTATGGTCCCCATTTTTATTATTGCTCTAACTTAGCTTTCCTTTCTTCATCTTTATCTATCATTTTATTTAGGTAAGCTCTATCCTTCATGATTTTCTTCATCTCATTAGTCATAGTCTTGACTTCAGATGGAGGTAAACCAAATAATTGGAAGTAAGACGCATCTTTAAGCATTTTTAATTTTTCAATTTGGTCTTCATTATATTCAATAAAGTTTCCTCTTTTATCGTAATAACCACCTCTTTCTAAATCATTTTTGGTGTCTAAAACGACTCTATCTATAACGTCAAAAAGAACTCTAGTAGAACCTAGATACCTACTATACTTAGCTAATCTACCATCATTTTCATCAACACCTGTATAGAATCTGAATGGTCTATCTAATGAACGCTGTAATCTTTCTGCTTTTTTCTCTTCAGGTGTTAATTTTACAGTGAATTCGCTATCTCTTTCTTCATCCATCATATCCTTCTCCTCTTGCTCTTGTATTCTTCTTTCTACCTCCTGTTCATCTATAGTTCCTTGGAAATAATCTAGCATAAAGTTTATTGCATCTAAATCCCACTCTTGATCCCCTACTCCGAACGAACCAGTAAGTGCTTGGAAAATATTAAGCTCAGTGTTCTCTCGATTACGCTTTTCTCTTAATTTCTTCTCCTCTTCCGTTTCCTCTTCTCCAACAGCAGCATAAGCTCCAGCAATAACAATGTTTCTAATACCAGCTTTTAAGCTAGAAAAAGCCCATTGTTCAGCAATTGTAGCAGCAATAGAGTCAATAGCATCCATTTTTTCTTCAACCGTAGATAAACTATTCGGATTGAACAATATAGACATATTAGTTTTCATTTTATCTCTAGAAGATATAGTATAACTTTGGAAAGCTAATAAACTACTTCTAAGTAAACGTAAACCTGTTGACTTACTAGAGAATAATTTACCTGATAATTCAGCTATATTGATATTTTGTTCTCTCTGAACTTTTCTATCAGCTATTTTAGCAGCTTCTTTATCAACTTGTGTTTCAGATAATTTTAGTTTAGATATATCAACACCTTTGTTCTCTAGTGCATCTAAGTAATATGACAACCAAGATATTTTAGCCGCAGCAACATCAGACTTTACTAAAAGAGTATCTACGTAAAACTTACTAACTTCAGCAATCCCGTCAATAATATCTCCCACCTTACCTAAATCTTTATTAGCTAATAATTTATTAGCATAATCAATAGATGTTGTTGACTCTTTCCCACGTTCAGAAATTGTCTCTTCTAAATTATCCAACCATTGTCTATTAGCTGGATTGGCTAACATAACCATAGAACGAGCCATTTGAGCTGGATTTCCCAAGTTAAAAAATGTGTTGGTTAACGCAGGTAACGCTTGGGTACCAGGTGATGTAATAGCACCTAAGCCTAAACGAGTACCTAGACCGGAAAAAACATTGATTAGCTTAAGTATTCCTCTTTGGAAACTATTAGTACTTATCTTCTCTCTATCAGTTAGTTTATTGATATTATAAGTCATTCTTTTAATCAATAGATTTCTAGAATCATCATCCTTAATAATATCCTTCATGTATTTACTTTTGATAAATCCATTGAATTGATTAACGCCAGCAATAGTATTGATGTTGTTACCTGTTTGGGTTAATGCATCAATATTATTTTGGAAAAAGTTATAGTTTGGTATTCTAACAACCTCCCCATTGATAGTAGGTAATTTGTCTGGGAATTTTAATTTCTTAAATGTACCTGCTTCTTCTGTGTCTAATATATCAAAGTCACTAACGTATCCACCTTTGTCATATAATGGATCACTGTCAGAGATTTTATTAGATACAACTGTCCATCTATATGGTGTATAGTTTTTGTTTTGACCTAACAATATACCATATTGTTCTTCTGCAACACGTTGTGAAGCTGGGAAATATTTACTCCATTCCCCCACCATATCACTAACTACATCTTGCATTAATTTAGGAGCGTTATTAAACACCTCTTGACCATTGGTAGCTTTCTCTATGCCTAGTTTATCATAGAGCTCTTTCATTATTTTGTGGTCAACTTTGAAACGCAATTTGTCTTTAGTGTAATCTATTGCTTCTTCAAGTATCTTCTTTCTTTTTTCAAAGTTTTCAGCTACTTCTTCAGGAGTATCACCGGTTTCTCTATAAAAATCAGCAATAATGCCAGCTTGAGTCGCATTGTATTTTGTAAATACTTTACGACCGTCTACTTTTTTATTCTCATACTTCTTAACAAATTCTTTTGTGAATCTGTCAATCTCTTTTTTGTTTCTAACAAAACCTTCTACAATCTCATCGAATCCTGATAACTTCTTAAACTTCAGCCAATTCTTTTCACCCATAGCTGTAACTCCCACATTGTCAATTTGGGATACATACTCAAGCCATGCATCAGAATACCACTTAGATAAGTTTGTTCCTTGTAAATCAAACTTACCTGCAACATATCCTGTAACTGCATCGATACCCTTTAGTACCAAGTTTTTAATACCACCTACGCTCAATACTTTATTAACAGTAGTATTCTCAGCCATTGCTTTAGCACCAACTGCACCTAGGTAATCTTTAAATATCTTACCCATACCTGTCTTAGATCCATTATGAATATAATTTCTTAATTCATCGGCAGCCTTAACAGCCATTTTAGGATTCATTATATCGGTATCAATAAGCATAAAACCTTGAATCAAAGGCAAGTCTTCCTCACTAATTTCTTCTTCATAAATCATTTGTTGTATGATTTCTTTGCTATTCTCAAATGACGCTTTAGCATATTCAGCTAAATCTTTTTCTACTTTAGCTTTCTCTTGGAATTTCTCGTCTTCAGCAGCCTGTTTAAGATATGCTTCGATATCTGCAAGAGACATGTCAGGATCAATTAATCCCTGGTCTTGCAGACTTCTGTATTCAGCCTCTTTATATTGCTGTAAAGCCTTCTCTTGAGCATCTAATAATTTCTTAGTATACTTAGTGTAATTTTTGAAATCTATAAGAGTAGAATCTTGGTCTACTTTGGAAGGAGACATTGCTGACAATGCTTCTTTTGCTCTAGAAATGAATTCGTCAATATCATTTAGCATATTAGGTTGAACCTTAGATAATGCTTTAGTAATATCTTTTAATTCAGTTTTTGCACCTTTACGTTCGGAAGCCTTAGATAGTTTTGTGCGTAAGGCATTTGCTTGTCTAAGTTTCTCCTTGTAGTCGGCAACACCCATAATACGATCAACCTTATCAAAAAATCTATTAAGCATTACTGGATTAACAAGATTTGCTTTTAATCCTCTAAAGATTGTTTTTTGCTGTGCAGGTGTAATAGAACCTTTCTTAACTAACAATGGTAGTGTTTCTCCTACGCTTTTTGTAATTCTTTTAACAAAGTCAGCACCACCCTTAGCAGCCTTAGCCTCAAGTTTGATTTGGTCTTTAAGTGCTTTTAGTTCATCAATAGCAATCTTTCCTTCAGTTCCTTTAAGTGTAGCAATTACTTTGCTGATAATATCACGTCTTTGCTCAGGTGTTTCTGCATTAGCATTAAGTGCAGTTAATAAAGAGTTAGTTGCCTTAGAGTCTAAAGCACCTTTTTTCATTCCCTTTATTGTATCGTTAACTAATTTTTTAGCCTTATTAGCAAAGTCAACCCCACTTTTAGCTGCTTTTTCTTGCAATAGTAATTGCTCTTTAAGCGACTTCATTTCATCAACTGTAATCATTCTTGGTTTGATGCCAAGAATACTCTTAGCCGATTGTGCTGATTTCTTTTTAGCCAATCCTAATGCGAAATTAATTTGGCGAGTCATCTCATCTCTTTGAGATTGATTAGCATCAATGTACTGTTGGTTTTTCTTTTGAAACTTTTGAAGTGCTTTGTATTTGATAATCAAGTCATCCTGTTTAGGATATCTTTTTACCATATCATTACCAAGTTTTACCCCTTCTTGAATAGCAGACTTCTGCTCATCAGATAGCTTAGTAATTTCTGTTAACGGTTGCTGTGATACAGGCTTCGCTTTGCTTTCTAATAATTTCTCAATAGTCTGAGGGTAATTTTTCTGAAGCTGCAAATCTTCCGGTAAAGTAATTTCTTCTCCATTAGAAATTCTATCTGCCAAATACTGAATCTTAGTCCATTCTTCTCTAGACATTTCAGTAGGCTTTACTTGTTCCTCTGTTACTATAGGTTCTGTTTTAAGGGACTTAAATGCATCAAGAACTAAAATATTCTGAATGCCTGATTTTAAATCTTTTTGATCAATATCAGTATATCTTACTGCCTCAAATCCTTTTTGTTTTAAAGTATCAAAAACTTTCTTGATATCTTCTTTAGGTAATGCCTCATCAAACCTAGGATCAATCAACTCAAAGAAATTAGCATCAGTAGGTAAACCAAGCTCCTCCATTATAGCGTAAGCATCTTCTTCGTCAGCTATCTTATTCTTATCTAAAAAGAATTTAGACACCTCTCCTTTAGACATTTTAGCGTACTCATTAGCCTGACTAGCATCTTCTGATACATATAAAGGTCTACCTTCTTCTAGTGATGGTAAATCTCCTCCATGAAATACTTCAATTGTCTCAGTAGGATTTACTACTTCTTCGACTTTAACTTCTTCGGTAGGGCCTTGAGGTTCTGCTTGGGATACTCCTTCCGCCACTTCTCCGCTAACTCCGGCTTCTGGCTGTACAGATACTTTACTTGTTGCTTGCTCTTGAATGGCATTTTTTTCTTGGTTAAGGTTAATGTATTTGTTTGCTAAATCTTTTCTTAATGTTTCTTTAGTAGCATCGTCTAATGTAGGATTATCTTTAATAGCTTTTGCTTTTAATCTTACATCTTCTAAATCACGATCAATCTGAATGGTCTTCTTTATATCTTCATTAGATAGATTATCAACCATGTCTTCAGCCATCTGAAGTTTACCAGCGATATTAGTTTTTATCTCATCAATCTTATTGTCAATTGCTTCATTAACAATAGGATCTTGGTCGTCTGCCTTTTGGGTAGTTAAATCTTGGATTGCATCCACTCCTTTTTTGATATAAGAAGCATCTTCTTTAGCAATAATTTTAGTAGCCAAATATCTCTTTAGAGGAGCAGTAAGTTTACGTGTACCTGAAACTCCTTGTCCAGCTGCTGCAAATGTACCAACAGAAGCCGATTCTAATAAAGCATCATCTAATGCTTTCTTCAGTGTAGGTATCCATTCTACATCTTGACCCTTAGTCCATTTGTCAGAAACCTCTTGAGTAAAAGATTGTAAACCTCCTGTAGTGAACTCAATACCTAAATCTTTACCTAATTCTTTAAGTGGCGTTTGGGTTACTTTTTTAACTAACTCTGGATTGCCTATTGCTTTAGCTCCTATCTTATTTAGAATGCGTCCAGTATATTTTTCTCCTAAGTAATTTGATCCACCTGTAACAGCAGAGTTAATCAAGAATCCCATTCCATAATTACCGGTATCTTCTAACTCTTGCTCTCTTTTTTCCGCAGCAGTAGCTACTCCAATAGCAGCAGCTCCTCCAGGTACCATAGAGATACCCATATAAGGCAATGATTCTGCCGTGGAGCGAATTGATTTATTTATAATCTTAAGAACTCCTTCTGATGTTGGATTAGTAGCTAATTTACTTATCTCATCTGAAAGAGATGTTTCGTCTTGAATAGTTCTTTGATAAATATTTTCTGCTTTCTTATTTAAATAATTAGCAGCCTCCTTTGTTTGGTATAAAAATTCACCATTAGGTAAACCTTTATTAATAGCACGAACAGCACTCTTAACTTCTCTTTTTGCTGCAGCAGGTAAGCGATTAAATTCTTCATCCTTTCCTGTAGCAGCAAGAGCTACGTCATAAATATAAGACTGTGCAGCAGATGGTACATTTAAGAATGCACTCAACACTTTAGTACCAGAACCTTTGAATCTATTCCAAAGGTCTTCTACATACCCTACTTCTTCAGGCTTCTCAACTTCTTTTGAAGGTAAAACCAAAGAAGGCTTCGTAGGTGCCGATACAGATTTTGAAACCGAAGTATTTTGTTTTACTAATTGCGGTTGGCCTTTTTTTTTTACAGGTTCTCCAAAATCAGGCAACTCATCTACTGTTGCAGTTTCAAAAGCAGGTAACTCATCTAATGTAGCTACTTTTTGTTTGATAGGTTGTTTTGCCATTCTTTACTATTCTGGATTAAATCCTTGTTTTATAAGTTGTTTCCTGTAACTATCTAATTGTTCTTTAGTAGGATTACCACCTAACTTTTCTTTCATTGTAGCTAAAGTAACTACTTTGCCTGTATTTTTTGCTGGCTTAGGAGCACTTTGCTGTTTAGTATTTGATTTGCCTAATAACAAAGGTAACCTTTCAGATAAACGACTTTGGTCTCCTTTATACTCCCCTACTGCGGTTCCCCAATCAATACCCTCTTCACCCCTCTTTTGGTCTTTATTTAACATTTCAAAAAGACCTTGAACAGCTCCACCTTTTCTTATATAAGCTCCTGATGGTGCTCCTCCTTCAGATTGTGGTATCTTAACAATTTTGCCATTTTTTATTTTAAATACATCGTAACCGTATATTTCGTTTGTATTAGGATCCTTAAGAGTTACTATTTTCACTGGGAAACCTAATGATCTATATGCATCTTTAATTTTATTAATAACAAATCCGTTTTCAGGATTTTTTTGTAATAACTCAGCATAAGATATAGCTGTATTTAGAGCTGATTCTCTAGCCTTAGAACCTTCTGTAGGTTTTGGTGCACTAGTGCTTCCTGAGCCAGCAGGTTTAGTTAAGGTTTCTACTACACCTACTCGTTGGTCTATTTTAATATTAGCTAAATTAACCGCAGCTTTTCTTTGTTCAGGAGTGAGTTTTGCAGTAGGAAGACCGTCCTCCCCCAAACCCACTGGAATTAATTTATCCTCAGGAATACCATTATTTAATAGGGTTTGCTTTTGTCTTAAATCGTTTTCTATATAAGAAGCGTATCCTGATGTAGATGTTAAAAATCTAGCTGATTCTCTATCATTAGCTGTTAAAGAAGTTACTAATTTAGCTTTAGCGTCTTTAAAAAATGGATTGTCTGCTACAGATTCTGTTGTTTTAACCGAGCCACTTCCAAGTAAAGTAGCTTTTTTATATTCACCTACTTGATTAGCAACAAAGTCATTAAGTTGTTTATCGTAATCTATTGAACCATCTGTAAAACCTTGAGTAGATTTCAATAAAATAGGGTTTATTTTAACATCAGATGTAGGATTTCCATTTGCATCTACTTGTTGCATATAACCATATCCATCGTCATCGAAAAAATTTTTCTTATCAGACACATCGCTAATAGTAATAAATAATTTGCTAAAATTTCTACCCAAATCTGATTGGGTTTCCTGAAACTTTGGATCAAGTATTTTTGCCTCGTTTGCTTTTATATCTTTTGCTACCTCGCCTAATTGTGCAATATAGTTTTTTATATTAGTTTGCTTCCTAGTTAACTGTGCTGTATTTGTTAAATTATAATCTGTTTTACCTGTAAATTCAATAAATTTATTTTTACCCTCAATTGTTCCTTGAGTAAAAAAATCATTTAAAGTTTGATTATAAACTTTTTCAGGAGCCTTTATGTCGGTATATATGTCTTGAGACTTTTTTTCAAAAGCCTCTTTTTTCTTTTCCCTTTCAGCACGAACCTTTTCAGCAATAGCTATTTTATTTGAAGCTAAATCTGAACTAAACTGTCCCCAATCAAACTGATTAGGTGACGCTACATATCCTGCGTATTCTGCCATTTCTTTACTATTAAACTTTTGTTCCTAATCCTAAGCTACTAAACATTGATTGCCAAAAACCATCAGTTTTGCCGCCCATAAATGAAGGAATATCTTTAGGAGCATTAGGGTCTTGGTATGCTTTTTGATAAGCATCAAGCATAGATTGTACACCTAAAGTTCTTGTAAATCCACCTAAAGCAGAAGTGTAGTCTTGTTGTGCTTCTGCTCTTGCTTGTCCTGCACCAGCTATTCTGCTTTGAGCTAAAGCGGCACCTCTATTAACACGACCAGCTTCAATTGCTTGCTCTTGTTGTGCAACCATAGCATCTCTTTGAAATTGTCTTTCATCAGCCTGTGCAGCTAGATTTAAATCTTCCTGCATAGCTTGTTGATTAAGTGCTGTAGTTCCACCTAAAACAGCATTTGCTCCAGCTTGTTGAAAAGCATTTAATTCAGCAGCTGTTCTTTGTTCTAGGTTTTGTTTAGCTAATTCTGTTCCTAATGTAGGAACTTTTAATGAAGCTAATTTATTGAACTCCTTAAGAGATGCAAATTCATTTGCTGCTTTTGCAGAAGCCTCCATCGCTTCTGCTTTTGCTTGAGATGCTTGAAGTGCTTGTACCCCTGCTAATGCTAATGCTGCTGTAGTTGGCATATTATAAAATTTTTATCATTTCTGTGCAATTGGTGGTTAACTTACTGAAACCACAATGCTCGTATTTATCAATTAAACCCTTATTAACTAAGCATGTCCAAACTGATTTATACCCAGCTTCTTTGCATGCTTCACAAATATAAGTAATAAGAAGCTCAATAGCTTCTTTTCTATCTTTTTCTTTGTATTCAAAATTAGATACTATAAACTCACAATACGCAATGGTTGAGTTAGTGAAGTATGCAAACCCTGCACAAATATCAACACCATCTTTGGAAACCATAAATCCACCTGTACCATTATTAGGTAGTGCGTCTTTCGGAGGAGCTGTCCATCTCCAATCTTTCCACCATTTAACCAACGTATTATCGTAGTCACTTTCGTTTAGTAACCTAATATTAAATTTCATTCTACAAATATAATTAAATTATCAAGGATAACTCTTGAATACATCAGAAGTTACCATATACAATTCTGTATAGTCGGTATCGTTATTTGTAAATTCTACACTTAGATATGTGCCTCTTGTAGGAGATGATTCAGCGACTGGACTCTTCTCATAAAGTATGAAGCTACCATTGGTTGGTGTTGTGCCTGTCACACTCACGGTTACTGTAGTCGCAGTGTGTGCGGTGATTGTCCCAATAACACGCAATGTAGATCCATCAAGCCAATAAAGTTTGTCTCCTGTGCTTACAATATCTCCAATATTAAACGCGAATGTTAACACACCTGCCGCATAAGTAGTCACATTACCTATGCCTTGAGCAGAAGTATAAGACAACTCATTATCATTTTCAGGTCTTCTGATGTAACCATACCACGTCCCCTCTTTTAATGCGTAGTAACTAGCATCTATATAGCCCACACCTTGGTCTGAATTAATAACAGTATCCCATGCAGTAGTAGAATTAGTAGCTACAGTCTTAAATGACTTTGTTTGAGATGGGTCAGTATTAAATATAGTAGTTATTTTAGATGGGTATAATACACCATAATAACTATTTCTTACAGTATTTGAGTTATGTTTATATAAATTACCGTTCTTGAAAGTATATAGGTAATTATTCATAGACACCATCCACTCTGGTAAATATGAGTGGTATGATGTCCATCCTGATAATCTCGGTGAATATGTAATTGTATAGTTTGCCATAGGTTTACAAATTTACTTATTTAAATATTATGGACAACTATAGAATGAAGTAATTTGAATTGAACCATTGTATCCCGGAGGAACTGTACTTTGTGTCAATGTAGCACCTGTGTATGTATAGAATGTTTCAACTGGGTATGGCAATACAAATCTTCTGCCTACTGCACCCGGAACTATTGTTGTGTAAGCATATCCTGTACCAGGTGAGCATTCTGACAATTCATAATATGTAGTTAACGTCTCACATCCTGTTTGACCTGTAGGAGTAATTGCTAATAATGTTCCACCAGGGTTATATTCTATCTGTCCTGTAATAACATATGTTTGACCTCCCGACGTAACTCTATCTCCTATAGTAAATACTCCAGGAGAATAACTTTGTGAATTAGCAGTAGAACTATCAAAACAGTTAAATAATTGATACCAATAAACGGCAGGAGTAGGGCATCCTTGTAAACCAGTTGCCTCAACATCAATTAAAACACCAACAGGTTCTTCATGTAATACATCTACAATATTAAATGTAGCATCACCATAAGTAACACGATCATTCAAAGCATATGTATCTGCAGGATATTGGATAGAGTATGATGTCTCTGATGTATCACAATCTAATAATTCATACCAATCATAAAGCACTTCTTGGCTTACATTTAAAACAACATCATCCGCACAACTACTAATTGTTAAATTTAAATTACGTGGTGTGGTATCATTTTGAGTTACTGTAACATAAATCAATTGATTACCCGAACCAAATTTATCGCTCAAAGTAATCCAAGTGTTAGAAGGAATTGTTATCTCCCAATCAGAATTAGACTCAATATAGAACGTTTTAGTTTGAGCTGAACCAGTAAACGTTAAGCTAGTAGGTGTGACAGATAATGCACATGTCTTAACTTTTCTGTCGTTATCTACTGATAATACATAGTGCTCAAAATACGGATCAAACATACCCAACTTTACTACATTGGTGTCTAGATTGGCTTTGAACCAGTTCTTCATGCCTTGAGATGATATCTCAAACAATCCATTGGCTTGCAATGCCATAACTGCACCACGTCTTGCATCAGTGAAGAATAAATTATCACCCCATCTAGCAAAACTTTCAGGATTAAGACTGATACCATACTCACCTTCGTATGATATTTGAGTACCTAATACCTCAGGAATAGATGCCACAACGCCGCCACCTGTAGAGTCACTTAATAAGTTTTTGCCATAAAGTACTTTCGACACCTTGTTCTCTTGGAATACCACTAAATCTGTATCACGAGAGAATAATTTTTGGATGGAACCAAAGAATCTATCTAAGTATTTAAAGTTTCCAAGTGATAAGTTAAACTCATTTAGTCTATTAACTGCTGATGTTTGGGTATATACACCACTATAAGTTAATGCTTGAACAAGTGTTTGTTCTTCGTAACCCTCAATAGTAGAGTTAGCACGTGGACTAAACTGCATTGTTGCAGAATTCCAGTCATCTCTGATTCTAAAACTTTCTACTCCGTTACCAAAAGTAAATGCATTAAAGTCTCCATTGAAATCAAACGTATTTAAATCAATTATCGCCGGATAACCCAATGCAACATTCTGATTGTCAACATTTCCATAGTGATTGCCATCGATAATAGGATACGTTTGTGTAAGCTCATAGTATATATCTTGGTTGTTGTCTGTTGGAACTGTCTCAAATAGAGATGGTGAATCAGATTGTTGCAACGTAAATGTAGTATCTACCGTATACTCTCCATCTCTTTGATCGGTATAGAAATACATATATACAGGATAAACCAAACTAGCTGGGCTAATTGATCCACCTTGTGCAATTTTTTGAGGGTTAATAGATGAGTCAACACCTCTTCTAAAACAAACATTTTTAGTACCAATACTTTGGTTTGTACTATTATCTATTTGAACCCATTTTTCATATGCAGAATCTTCAATATACCATTCTTCTATATTAACATAATTCTTACTAGATATGAATGTTTGAGTAATCCATTGGTCAGATCCTCCTGTTTCTTTGTATTTAAATGTTAAAATACCACCAGCCTTGATAGGTCTATCTTCATCATCCGAAGGACTAATTGACCAATCAGTAAATGTAAAGAATGCAGCAGGGTGAAATTGAGGGTTATATCCGGTATCTCCTCCGAAAATATTTAATCCGTTTAAACTTCTACAATTGACAACCCAATAGTCGCCAACAGTATGACCTGTACTAGATGCAAAGTTTATCGAACAACTTAATCCAGAGTATGTTAACACTTGGTCTACACCAGCTGTTATAGAAACTCCAGATGCAACAAGAACTTTATAGTTAGCATTATATGTAATATAATACTTAAATGTATTTACTCCATCTATTTCTACATAAAAACGAGCATCATTTACTCCAGTATACACATTTGATGCACCGGTAGACATATCATCTAATCCTGCCCCATAAAATATAGGATTTTCTGCAACACTGAATCTATCAAATACAATAGCGGAAGCTAATATGCCACTTAATCCAAAACCTTTATCTGCATAATAGGAAGTTGGAGGAAGAACAGCATCTTCTATTTTTAATTTAAAGTAAACTCCCGCTGGTTGGTTTAAATCAGCCGTATTCAAAAAATTCTCAGGTTGTGATAAAATATCTAATACTTTATATTGTACTGATGTATTATCTGAAGCTGACTTTAAATATACGTACGAGCCTACAGATATTTTATCTTGGTCTGCTTGGTTAATCAAGAACCACTTAAACTGACCATCCTTAAAATAAGTTAATGGGAATAAGTTATAATACTCTTGTTTATTTTGCTTTAGCATAAATCTATAATGCGTAGCAAAACAAGGAGGCTCATAAGTTCCGTCAATTGTTATTCTAATATTATTTGCAACCGTTGCGTTAGCGGGCGGTATAAATATTGTATTGGTGTTATTTGTTGGAACAATAACAGTTGTAGCACGACCGTAGTCATCTAAGTACTCTATACCAATTTCATAATCTCTATTACTTTTAAATGTAGGTTTCGGATAACCTCCTGTAACAGTAGATGTAGTTAATGATAAAGTAAATGCAGGGTCAATTGGCTCTTTATTGCATTTTAACAAATTAAAGAACTGGGTATAATTACCATATACCAACCTACTACCAATTAATTCTTGAGACTTAGCTTTTATTGGTACGTTATCAAATAATCTATTTATTTGTTCTTGTGGCAAAACAGTATACACTTTGTTATTCTTAAATTCATAAGAATACTCTGTATTATCTGCGTAGTTATTAACACTCTTGACAATGTTATCAATTACGTATGTGTTGATATTTAAAGTATCTCTAAATACTAATTGTATTTCTTTTACGTTTTTAGATCCAGAGTTAAAGGTAATATTAGCTGCATTGTATTTATTTGACATCGACACATTCTCTGAAACCCCATAATCATAAAGATATTGTTTAGGGAAGAATGCAACAGATGAGAATGGAGCTAATGCACTATACTCGTTATCTAAATATTTATATCTATAAGAAAAGTATAAAAACTTATTCTCCAAGTTATTGGATTCACCTGATGTATATAAATTTATACTAGGAGAAGACAATGGAGGTGCTAATATTACATTAATATCAGCCTCAGTAAAATCATCTACTGCATAATTTTTACATCTATCAATGTTTATTCTGCGTGGTGGATTCAAATTGTCAGTCCAAAAAAGTAGACCGTTAATATAATTTATACCTGTGACAAAAAACTCTTTGTTAAATCCAAGCAACGAAGTTGTGGTAGGCGTTTTAGTAGCCTGTAGAACAGGAGTTGTTGTATTATTTGTTTCATTATACTCATAAATAGCATCTAAATAATCAGACGCTACTAACCAATATATAGAATTGTTAGTCTCATAAGCAAGTGATCCAATACATGTTGCATTGGTTAACTCATAATCAGTTCCCTTCAAAATATTGCCTAAATAGTTTTGAGCTACACCATTATGACTACCCTGTGTCTCATCAAATGAACCATCTGAATCACCAACGATAATATTTAGTGCATCTTGATACGTACCATCAGGCAAGTAATGAGGGTCAAGGTCTTTATTCATGACCCCCGAAAGGAAATTTCTTTGAAGTTCTATCATTTACTTAATCCACTTAGATTGGCCTCTCATGTTCATTAACAAGCGACCTGGGTGTAAATTACTTAATCTAATCTTTGCGTTTCTCCAGTTAGAAACTTTTTCTTTACGAGCTCTATTAATAATATACTCAGGCTGATTAGCCTTTGTGTTTAAGATAGCCCACTTAATATATGAATAAATATATTCTTCTGCTAGTTTGTTGATAACGATTTGATTGTCGTCACCTGGATACAATCCGTCTGAAATATATTCTAATACCACAGATTGATTGAATACACCTGAGCTAAAGTTAATAACGCCAGCTGCTTTGTCTACTCTGAATGTTGGATTAACATTAGCAACCTCAGTATTTAAACCATAAGCAGCACCAAATCCCCAAGTAAAATACCACAAGCCATCTACATACCATCCCCACTGATTATTGAATGGGCAAAGCATATAGTTCTCTCCGTCAATACGAGACAAGTCTAATTTAGATGTTCCTTGCAAAGCATTACCTTGGTCATCAAATAAGATTTGATACTCATCGTCTTGCAAGAATTCTGTAGAAGAGTTAGCCTGAGTATTCTCATACATTGGGTATAAGTTACCTCCCCAGAATAAAGAAACACGAACATAGTTCACATAATCGGGAGGCAATACAAATTTTAAGTCGTGCCCAACTTCTAATTGCAAAGCATTAATTTGGCGATTACCATCATAGTTCAATTCCTGTACAGCTCTTTTGGCATGGAACAAAACTTTATATCTATTGACATTATTCAATAAGTCACCGTCATCAGTATACATCAAGATGAAGTTATTAACAACATCACCTAATGTTACATTTTGATACGATCCCCAATTGGCATCGGTAGGGGTGACCCCATCATTGGTGTAATATTTTTCCTGATTCATTATTGTTGTTTTTGATCAGTGTACGCTTCTTCTAATCTAGCTGCCTGAATTACATCAGCCTCTCTAATGTTAACTCCGGCATATTGGCAAATCTTAAGCACTAATTTAGGAAAATCAGATATAGCTAATTCAAAATCTTGATAGTCATTTGCCGATTGATTAAACAAAGGACTTCCGTTTACTACTGTATATGTCCACTTTGGATCTGCTGGGTAACGAACATAATAAATATTAATATTATTCGTAATCGTATCAGGATAAACAGCTACTTGATTACCTTGCATAACGTATGTAGGATATGTTTCAGTAGGTGCCGTTAAATTGGAATTAAGCAAATAATATAATTTACCTTGGTCCACGTGAGTAACCTCTTTACCATTATAGTATAATACATTTAGTAAAAAAAAGTTAGCAGGCAAATCAAATTTACCATCACCACTATTATAAACTAAGTCTTCATTTTTGGAGAAATAGTCAATTGTTTGGTCTAATTGCTTAGTGATATCTGAATATCCACTAGACTCTAATCCTTTCATATCGCTAATTTTAGCTTTCTGAAAGTCATAGAAGTATTGTTGGAACAATTCTAACTGAGCCTGTTTTGCAAAGCTGTTGAATTCTTCTGGTGTAATAAACCCATTATTATCCTTATTGATAATATTTAGGACAGTAGCTCTTACAGAATTTATCATAATGACAAAGATAATAAAAAAAGGGCACTAGATGTGCCCTCCTAATTTAGCGATATTTTTTAGATAGTATCTCGTACGTATCTAATCCATCATTGCTCTGTAGCCATGACACGAGCAATCTAACTGGGTCTTCTCCAAACGGAACTCCCATCAGTTTGTTCTTATTGTCAGGCAGGTTAAAGAAGATGTCACGTTTCTTGTTCTTTAATACAAACGTACCATCTTGCAATGCTTTAGCTGCAATATCATTTAGCTTAAGTTCTGGGTCATTTAACATACTCATAAACTCTGAAGGGTGATTGCGTGCATATAAAATTAAATCACGTCTTAATTCCTCTGTAGTTAAACGATCCACACGAGCACCTAATAATACACGTCCTAATGCATCTGCCGTATTGATATCCAAATCACGTGCAGCAAGCTGTGCATCTAATTGAGAGTACATAGCCTCAATCTGATTAGTAGCATCTTTTTGTGTATCTACCTCTTCAAATAATACACCATTGTCTGGATGAAACTCCAAGAATTGTTGTAATACTTGATTGAACTTATTAACAGCTAATAAACCATCTTCAAAGATGATTGGCTCTAAAATGAAATTACCATCTTGTTCATCTTCGAATGGTGACTTTTGGTTAACTGCATAGCGTAATGCACGGTTAAGTCCTTTGCTTGAATCGAAGTACAATAATGGTTTGTTTCTAGTATTTCTACTAGCAAGCATGAAGCTAATAGGGAATGTTTTTCTTTTAAGGACATAGACTTTGTCCTTTAATTCTTTCTGAGTTGACATTATATTTGATTTTAAAATTTAAACAAAATTAAACAAGGGGAGACCGAAGCCTCCCCCTAAGTTTACTAGTTCTCGAACAAGAAGAAGTTGTTCGCACCAAGAGTACATAATGCACGCTCAGATAAGAAGTTAACTTCCATTGCATCTAAAGAACTTGTTTGAGCACCACCAGCAGAACCAGTAATCCAAGTTTTGTAACGACGATCTTCAGTTTCAGAAGCACGGTAACGTACGTGTAAGAACGGACGCTTCGCATTCTTTCCTAAGATTTGGTCATATACGTTAGTAGAACCTGCAGGTACCAAGATACCATTGATAGCTCCACCTACGATTCCACCACGAGTAGTAGCATCGTTCAAGTATTTCCAGTCAGTCTTGTAGAAATCGTATCCACGCTTAAAGCCTGTGAAACCTAAGTTTAACGCCATTTGCTCGCTGTTGTCGAATAAACCGTAAGAAGTACCACCTGAACCGTAAGAGTTTTGTGATGCCAACATATCGTCGATATCAAAACCAAACTTACGATTTAAGAAGATAACGTTCTCTTGGATTGCTCCTTGCTTGTCAAGACGTTGGATGATAGAATCGAAGTCAGACAAAGTAGTTGGGTTACCACCTGCCCATACGTTTCCACGCTCTGCAACTGCATTGAATAAACCTTGAGTACCAGCAGCACCAGGTTGTACTTGAGAAGAAGCAACAGTTAAGTAAGTAGCAGCTGCTGAACCAGCTTCTGCAGGAACACCTTCAACCATTGACATCTCTAAGTAATCTTCGAAACGTAAACGAGTCTCGTGCTCAGATTTGATGTACCATAAGTAACCAGTAGCACCATTCTCAGAAGTCACTTCAACCCATCCGATTTGAGCCATATCAGAACCAGATACAGTGTACTTGTCCTTGATGATGATTGGCTTGTTCTCGAAGAATAAGTCTTGAGACTCTAAAGAACCGTCCATTCCTAATGAACCTTTAGTGAATTCAGAACCGTAAACGAATGCAGTAGAAGCAGTATCTACAGCGATTGATTGTCCTGAAGCAGCATAGTAAGCAACTGTGAAAGTGTTAGCAGTTGTATCTACTGCAGTGATAACCGCTTTATCAGAAGCAGAACCAGTGTTAGCAGATAAGAATACAGTTTGGTTAACACGGAAGTTAACAGTTACATCTGCATCGTTAACAGTCCACACAGCTGTATCTTGTCCTGCAGCAGCTGCTGAAGTACAGTTTACATACTTAGTGTGTAAACGACCTTGCTCTGCCCATTTGATTAAGTCAGAGTTAGAAGGTAATTCTGCACCTACCATACGTAAGAAAGATGCAATAGAACGATTACCATAACGCTCGAATTCTGCTTCGTAAGTATCAGGAAGATACTGGTTTAAGAAGTCGAAGTTAGTAATGTAGTTTGTAGGCAATGTTGCCTTTACCGCTGAGGGCTCTAATTGATAACCCGGGGTAGCTTGAACTGATCCAGCCATTGTTTTTGTTTTTTGGTTTTAGTTTTTTAAAGATTTAATCTTAAGTCTGTTACCATGATCACTATCCAATGCTGTTACTTTAAACCCACCTTTATCGATTGCTTGAGGAGCATTTCTAACGCTCATATCGATATTCTTACTTTGACGAACTGAGTCTTCAATCGCATCTGCTTTACCCATATCATAAAAGAATTTGGCCATCGCATCAGGGTTCATTGCCGCAGCAATTGTTTTGTGATACTGTTTAGCATCCTTAATGTATCCATTTTCATCAACGAAATTGCTGAAGAATTTGGAAATGTCTGTTTGTTGAGCTTTCAGCTGCTCTGGAGTTCCTGGTTTGTAAGATACTTCCTTGTTTCCAACCTTAAAATCAAAACCTTTGAATTCATTGGAGAACAATTCATTTGTCTTATTAATAAAGTACTCCGACTTTTTAGCCTGTTCTTGCTGCATAGAAGCAGATTGGCTGATATATTGCTTGTAAGATTCCAAAGCCTCTTTGTCTTCAGCAGGAATTGAAGCATCCATCCTCGACTCAAGGGGAGCTTTATATTTTTCCTTTTGTTCTTCAAAGTACTTTGCAGCCTTGCCAAGTTCTTTTTTAAGTGCTAACTTTTTACGTTTAACTTCTTTCTCATCATCATACTCCTCATCGTAAGCAAACTTTGATTCATACTCAAATGCAATATCCTCATCGTCAAGATCAGGATTAGTCTCACGTAAATAATCAGCAAGAAGTCTTTCTGGACTAACCTTAGAAAAATCTTGGTTAACACGATAGAAATCTTCTAAACCACGCCCTGTCTCTTTCTTGAACTTTAAGAAAGCATTGACATCTTCAGGAAGCAATTCCTGTTGTGGTTGTGGTTTCTCTACAAATAATTCATCCAAAGAGTTAACCTCCTTGTTGAACTTTGTTTTCAAATATGAAAGAACGTCGTTGTCACCAAACTGAGGCGACTCAATAACTGGCTCTTCTGTAACTGCAGGAGTTTCCTCAACAGGGGCTACATCTTCAGCCATCTTTTGCTCGTGCTCATCAAGCAACTTTTGCTCGATTTCTTGCACAGACTTTTCTTCAAAGTCTACAAGTTTTACTTGAATATTATCCATTTAATTTAATTTAGTTGCACAAAAGTAATAATAAAATTTATCTTGGGTTAAATTGCTCCAAATCGAAGCCATCTAACGAGTCTTCTTCTGACTCAAAATTCATAGCAGGTAGGTCTTTTTGACGTTGTTCAATTAACTTAGACTGTTGAGTAGCTTGGAGTTTTGTGCGGTCGTCCTTAGCTTTCTCTTTGTCCATATCTAATTGTTTAATCTGACTTACCTCCATGCCTTTTAATTGCATGTTATATTCAAATTCACGCTGCATCAATTGCTCTTTAATCTGAGCCTCTGCTTGCATACGTTGAATGTCAAAATTCATTTGTGCCTCAGCAAGTTGTGCTTTTGCTGCAGCCTCAGCTTGAACTTTTTGTAATGCTGACTGAGCAGATGCTTGAGTAGACTGAATATTACCTTGAGTCTGCATTTGTATCTCAGCTTGTTTTTGCTGCATATCTAATTTTTGCTTAGACTTTCTCTTTAGTTTAAGTAACTCATTAGCTAGTTTAATATTCTTCATTTGACGAATATCAATAGCATCTTCTAAACTAATTTGATCACGTTGCAATGCCATCTGAATATTAGCTTCTAATTGAGCTTTTTCTTCTTCATCAGGAGATACTTCAATAAATATACCAAAGTCATGTAGGTATAAATCTTTTATTTCCTCCAACATGTTAACAGCATACTTACCAATTTGCATAGCAAACTCTTCCTTGAAGTCGGAGTACTCTAGTACGTCAGCAATACGAAGTGATAATGCTTCAGCTAATTTACGTGAGATGAATTGGCTACCTTCTAAAATATGGCGAGTTGCAGTGTTTGAGTTAAGTGCTGCAAGTTTTTGAACACCTACTAATGCATCAGGGTTTGGAGTAGAAGCATCACGAGCTTCATTCAATCCTGTTACATCACGGATCATACTTAAGTATTGATTGTATGCTCCAATTAGTGAAGCAATCTTTGCTTGCCCACTATTACTATTTAATTCTTGAATAGGTATACGTCCATGGTTTAAATCGCCATCGGTTGTCATGCTACGTCCAATAACACTACCCGTTTGGAAATACAAACGAAGAGCATCTTCTGGATTGTAAGCTCCACCTGTACCTAAGTCAACCTCGTTGATACCATCAGCATCGATGAACACACCATCTGGTACAACACGTTGTAGAACTTGTTGTAATTTAAGATGGGTCATTTGAATTAAGTCAGCAAAAGGAATCATACGACGAGTCAACGACTCAATGATTCCCTTGTACATTCTTGGTGCTACAGCTATGTAGTTCGGTAAGGCATACTGAGAAGAAGACTTAGGGCGAACCATATTGCGAGCAAGCTCCCACTTAAGTAAATAAGGAGATCCAGGTACCATAATACCTTCGTACCATACATCAATTCTCTTTTCAATTCTTTCGAATCTTTCTTCAGTTCCTTCAGGAGGGTTGAAATTTTCATCTTTTTGTATTACACGAACACCATTGTTCTCAAGATATTTCTTCTTGTAAACATATGTTTTGTCTGTCTTATAATTAAAATATAATAACGTAACTACATCTCTATTGAAAATGTCGCTACGATAAGGACGCATAATACCATAATAATTGTACCAAGCAGTTCCTAATTGCTGAATCTCTGCCAATTCTTCTTTTGTGATGTCTGGCTTAATCTTAATTAGTTCTGTGATTGGTACTTGCTTTACTTCGCCCCAATAGAAACAATCTTCAAATGTTGGAGACTCAGTGTAACTATATACAATGTTAGCGGGGTCAACATACTCAACACGAACACCGGTTCCCGGAACGAATGAGTGTTTTACAACACCAATTCCAATTGTTGTGATATCGTAGTCAACCCTTTTACGAACGTCTTGGTAGTGATTAACTTCTAAGATAGTATTGATTGCCTCTTCTTCTGCAATCTCAATAGTAGGCTTATACTTAAGTTGCATGAATAATGACAACTCTTGAGGTGTTTCAGGCAAATCATCCTCAGGGATATTAAATGCATCAACGCCTAATGATTCTTTTGCTTGAGCTAAAACAGGTTTTGCAATCATATCTTGCTCAACCATTTCTTGGAACTTAGAACGTTTTTCGATAGACATTGGGTCTATAGAATACGCTTTTATCTCAAACATTCTGTCATTCATCCCATTAACAACAATGTCAACAAACTTAGGAATGATAGGGACAGGAGTCCAATCAAGGTTGATATGCGACATGTCGCCATCTACTTCTAATTGGCTTTTGTATTTTGCAATTGGCTGTTCGCCACGAGCATAAAGTCTAACTCTATGGAAATCAATCCATTGTGAATAGTAGCGGCAGCTATTGCCCGTCTTCGCAAACCATTCGTATGAAATGCTTTGCCCAATTCTTAAGCCATATTCCCATGATGCCTTTTCCTCGTCAGTTGCTAACTGTGAAGGGAATTGGGTATCTGGCATTATTATTCCAAGAGGTTTGTTCATATCTTGTTAATTCTACTGAAGGAACCAGTGTTATCGTAAGTTGCAAATTTAATGCTTATTTTTGACTCTTTTTTCTCAGGCAAATATACATGCTTTTGATTTGCCATAATAGCATATCCCGAACTAATTGACGCATCAAATTTTGTTCTGTCATTTATATCAAATCTAGCCCAATCTTGAAGGGTTTTATTAAACGGCATATCACCCATCTCATCAGGCTGACGATAGTTTCCCTCCATGTCTAATCCCACAAAACGCTCGATGTATGTCTC